CATACTGGTTTGAAGTAGTTATGGCGGCTCCAAAAGGACATCCCAAGTACGGCGGACGCAAGAAGGGCACTCCCAACAAGATCACCCGCACCCTCAAAGACATGATCCTGCAAGCCTTGGCCGACGAGGGCGGCGTGGACTATCTTCGCGCACAGGCGAAGCGGCACCCGAACGCCTTCATGGCCCTGCTCGGCCGTGTACTGCCCCTGAACGTCAAGGAGGGCGGCTCTGAGCCAGTCGTGCCGGGTGTCACCATCACGGGCTACCCGGACGTGGACGCGCTACGGAGGGCCAAGGGCGAGTAATGGCGCTCGACATCGCCTTTGTCGGCAAGCACTGGCAGGCGCTGAACGAGACGTGCCGGGAATTAGATATCGAGGGGGCGATTCGGTCGGGTAAGACGACGCTCTGCCTCGTCCGCGAACTGACAGCCGCCCTCTGGAATCCCGGCATCCACATCCTGCTAGCCCGGTGGACCGACGACAGCATCTACGGCCTGGTCGTGCCGCTGTTTGTGTCCCTGTGCCGGCGGGCGGGTGTGGCCCTCGACTGGAACGCGAAAGAAGCCTTCTACGAACTGCCGAACGGCTCCCGAATATTCATCCGGGGGCTGCGGGCACAGGACGTGGTGCAGCGGTACAGCAAGTTCCGAGGGCTGACGCTGGCCCGCGTCTACGTCGATCAGGCCGAGGAGATCCCGCAGGACGTGTACCTTGAGCTCGCGGGCCGGCTGTCGCAGTCCGGGTTCACGCACCAGATCACCATCAGCCCGCAGTCGGTCGCCATTGACCACTGGATCGCCAAGGAGTTCCCGGCCGACAACAGCAAGCCGGAGCGCAAGTACATCCCGCTGTCGGTCCACGATAACGCGCACAACCTGCCGCCTGAAGTCATCCCGGCCCTGATGCGGCTCTATCCCCCGGAACACCCGGCGCACCGCACCCTGATTCTCGGGATGCGGGGCATGAACGTCATTGGCACGCCGGTCTACGCCGGGGCGTTTGTCCGGGCCATCCACGAGGGCGTGGCGGAGTACGACCCGAAGTTGCCGCTGGAGATGGCGCTGGACTTCGGCAAGCACCATCCGTGCGCGGTGTTCCGGCAGGTGAGCCCCTTGGATCAGGTGCGGTTCCTGGGGGGCATTCTCGGGCAGGACTTGTATCTGGATGCCTTCCTAGACATCGTGCTGCGCTACCGGGCCAGTTGGTTTCCCAACCCGGTGGAGATTCGGGAATGCTGCGACCCGGCCGGCGCCAGTGACACCAGCCACGGCACGCAGGGGGCGCTGAAGATTCTTCGGGACAAGGGCCTGAGCCCGCGCTACGTGGCCGACAGCAACAGCCCGGCGGTCAGGCTCGCCATGATCGAGCGCATGGCCGCGAGGATGCGGCGACGGGCGGCGGACCATTCCGAAGCCTTTCTCGTGTCGAACAGCGACCGCTGGGTGCGGGTGTCCAGCCAGTCCACGGTCGTGGACCGCTTTCTCGCGGACGGCTTCGAGGCGGGCTACGTCTGGGACGAGCACCTGGTTAGTGTCGCCAACAAGCAGGTGCGGAAGCCCCGCAAGGACGGCTGGTACGAGCACGGGCAGAACTGCGCGGAGTACCTTGAGGCGAACTTCGGCGGGCTGCCGCGCAAGCGGGAGAAGCCGGCCCCGGCCCCGTACACGCCTTCGTCAGCGTGGCTGTGATGTTGCACGGGTTACAAAATTCCAAACCCTCAATTCTTAGCCTTTCCCGTCCGGCAGTCCAGAACAATCGCCATCCTCGGTTGAGCCCGCCCGTCCGGTGTCCCAGACTGGACAGCGTAGGGAGTGGCGCGGGATCTGTCTGCCCTTCCCTCCGGGGCAGTCCAAAGCGAACAGAGCCGCCCGCGCCACCCCGCCACCCAACATGGCCACCGACTCCGACACCCTCAAGGACATCCGCGAAGGCTACCGTGTCGATTCGGAAGCCTGGGAAGACATCCGCACCGAGGGCGACAAGGACATGCTGTGCGTGGCCGGGGATGTCTGGGGGGCGATGGACCCCACCGGTAAGCAGGCCCGCATCGACGCCAAGCGCCCGGTGCTCAGCCCTGACGAGCTGAGCCAGTACACCAACCAAGCGATCAACGACGCCCGCGCCAATAAACGCAGCATCAAGGTCACGGCCATTGGGTTTGGCGCGACCGAGAAAACGGCGCAGTACCGCCAGGATCGCATCCGCCAGATTGAATACCGCTCCAACGCGCAGATGGCCTACATGGGCGCGTTCAGTGACGCCATCCAGCGCGGGTACGGCTTCTGGCGGGTCGTCGCGGAGTACGTCAACCCCGAGGAATCCCCGGACCAGGAACTGCTCATCAAGCCCTGCTGGAACCCGAACCTGGTCACGCCGGATGCGAACGCTGTCAGACCGGACCTGTCGGATATGCGGCGCTGCACGATCCGGGAAATCCGGCGCTGGGATGACCTCAAGCGGCAGTTCCCCGAGGCGAAGCTGGGGGACTTCAGCGCCCACCTCTACGACGAGTGCCCCGACTGGATCGTGAAAGACGACAGCGTGATTCTGGCCGAGCACTGGCTGATCACGGCGTCCAAGCGCAGCCGGGTGGCGTGGCAGGGGAAGGACGGGAAGGTGGAGGGCGGCTGGGAAGACGAACTGGAGAAGGCGAAGCGGCTGCCCAAGGACAATTTCCGGAAGTGGCAGGCCAGCATCAACCGGGTGAAGTCCTACGTCACCAACGGCATCACGATTCTGGAGGAGAACGACTGGCTGGGGAAGTGGATCCCGATTGTCGGGTGTCTCGGGAAGGTGCTGTACATCAACCAGGGCGGGCAGACGCGGCGGATCCTGCTCAGTCTGGTGCGGCTGGCGCGGGATGCCGCGATGTATCACGCCTACGTCCGGACCTGTGCGGCGGAAGCGATTGGCGGGGTGCCGCGAGCGACATGGGTGGGCTACCGAGGTCAGTTTTCCTCCGATCCGAATTGGGCCAAGGCAAATCGGGAGCCGGTCCCGCACTTGGAAGCCGAAGCCTACACCGAAGAGTACCAATCCGGGCCGCCGCTGCCGCTGCCGACCAAGCAGTCGTGGGATCCGCCCATCCAGAACCTCGAGATTGCCACCGAGAGCGCCCGCCGGTCGATTCAGGCCGCCATCGGCTCGATGCCGCTGCCGACAATGGCCCAGCGCCAGAACGAGAAATCTGGCGTGGCGCTCAAGCAGATTCAGGCGCAGACGCAGCGCGGAAACTTCCATTTTCTCGACCACTTCGAGATGGCGCTGTGCCGCACGGGAGAAATCCTGTGCGACCTGCTGCCGCATTACGACGATACGGCCCGCGAGGTAACGGTGCGGCGCGGGGACGGCACCCCGGCTCTCGTCCGGGTGAACGACCCGAACGACCCGCAGAGCGTGCAGACCAACCAGGGGCTGCACGATGTCACGGTCAGCACTGGCCCGCAGGCGGATTCTGAGCGGGAGGCGGCCAGCGACTTTGCGGACCTGTTGATGGGCAGCGAGGCGATGGCGCCGGTCGTGGCGGACCTCGCGGTGCGGCTGAAGGATCTGGGGCCGATTGGGGACCAGATTGCCGACCGGCTGCACGCGATGCTGCCGCCGCATGTGCAGGCGCTGGAGCAGGCGAAGCAGCAGGGGCAGGCCAACCCGGAACAGCTCGCGCAGGAGAACGCGCAACTCAAGGCCCAGCTGGCGCAGGCGCAGCAGATGCTGCAACAGGCGATGGGCGAGGCCCAGAGCGGGATCGAGAAGGCGAAGATTGCGGCACAGGCCAGCCTCCAGATCGAGCAGATGAAGGCGCAGGCGCAGGCGCAGCTTCAGATCCAGCTTCAGCAGATGAAGGACGCGACGAGCATCCGGGTGGCCGAGATTCAGGCCGGCGTGAAGCTGGAGGACGGCGCGACCTCGGCGCAGACCGAGGAATTGGCGCTGGCGGTGGAAGTGTCGGAGAACGAGAAGGACCGCGAGCACGAACTGATGATGGCGGGGGTGCAGCAGCAGGCGGCCTTGGAGCAGGCGGCGGTGCAGGGGCAGCAGGCCGAGCGGATGGCGGACCGGCAGCACGTCCAGAAGCTGCAATAGGGGCAGCAGGCGGTGAAGGGCCAGATTCAGGTGGTCAAGGCCAAGCCGCAGCCGAAACCGGCAGGACTGACGAAGAAGTGAGCCGCGCACCCCGGCTTGAACCGGGTGCCACGCTGGCACGCAGGCACGTTGCGCGGGGCCAGATGCCTACGGCGGGCTAGAACGAGGCCGGAACCGGGAGACGCGCTGGGGAGCGAGCGGGCAACGTCACGCCCTGACGACCATGCGACAGAACCGATGCCCTGGCAGACCAGGGTTAGTTTCCCCGGCTTGGCGCACGAAAGCAGTAGTCGTCGAGGGCGTCCGCGCCCGGTAGCAGACGACGAGGGGGCGTGTCGCAGTTCCCGCGTGGGTTGGTGGCCCCGACAGAATATCGGGGGAATAGAGGGCGTGTAGATGCGAGGGAGCGTCAGTTCACGGGAAGGGCGACCCGCTGTGACGGCGGCCCCCTCCGCCGTCCTGTTCTGACGCTCCACCGCTTCGCATAGCAGTTTTCGGGGTCACTAGGCCGGCCAGCCGAAAGCGGATTCGCCATCCGTTGTGACCCCGCTGAAAAGGCGGACCCGCCGGGCGAGCGGGACATCAGGAGCACCGATGTCTGACGCTACGCCCGTCGCCTCGTCAGCGACCCCTGCCGAACAGGTGGTCGCGCCGCTGTCTGCGCTCGACCAGGCTGTTGCCGCCGGGGACATGGGCGCCTTCAAGGCTGCCAAGGCCGCCGAACGCGCTGGCACGCCCCTCACCCCTTCTGCCGACCAATCCGGAGCCTCGGCCGCTCCCGCGCCTGACGATCAGGCCGCGTCAACGGACGCGACACCCAAGCCCGCCTCGGAACCGGGCAAACAGGGCAATCGGGGCGCGGAAGCCCGCATCAAGGAACTGAACTGGCGCACCAAGCAAGCCGAGGAGCGTGCAGCCCGCCTTGAGCAGGAGTTGGCCGCCCTTCGCCAGACACAGCCTGAGACGAAACCGGCCGCCTCGTCCCCGGCCGCTGTGGATGCGGAACCGCAACTGGCGGACTTCGAGGGCGACCCGGACAAGTACCCCGACCCCTATGTGGCCTGGCTGGACGCCCGCCAGGAATGGAAGTGGCGTCAGTTGGAGTCGCAGCGACAGGAGCAGCAGCAGCGCGAGGCGCAGGAACGGAGCCACCGCGCCTGGGTGGAGGACACCGCCCGCCGTGCCCGGGAACTCGGGCCGGAGTTGGTCGAATCCCTCAGCGAAGAAGTCCGCAACCTGCGCCCTCTGGTGTCTCTGGGACCGCATGAGCCGCCGACCACGGCGAACTTCATCACCCAGCAGATTCTGGAGTCGGACGCGGCTGGCCCGATCCTGAAGCACCTCTCCGATCACCCCGAGGAGTTGCGGCGCCTCGAAGCCATCCCCAAGTACGTGCAGATGGTCTACGAGGTGGGCAAGTTGGCAGCGCGGCTGTCAGCACCCCCGCCGCCGTCTCCTCCGAAAGTCATCACCACCGCGCCGCCCCCTCCCACGACCACCGGCAATCGGCCGACTGAACCCGTGGATGCGCTGGAGGCGGCCGTTCGCAGTGGTGACATGGCCGCGTTCAAGGCACTTCGGCAGCGCGAGCGTCAAGCGGCCCGCGCACAGAGGTAGATATGGCTAACGTCTGGGGAACTATCAAGGACGCCGGACAGTGGATCTCGATGACGGGACTGGAGATCCTTGAGTCCAAGCGTCGGGTGTCGAAGGCGTTCAACACCGACTATTCGAGGGAGTTCGAACTTCGCTACCCGGTGGGCGACTCGATCAAGGTGCCCATGCCGGGTGTCCATTCGATCCGCAACGGGCTGGAGTACAACCCGCCGGCCAACGCGGAGCGATTCGCCACGGTGTCGATTGGCGAGCCGTTCGGCTACGACCTGCCCGAGATCGACTCGCTGGAGGCGGCTCTGTCCTCGCCGCGTTCGCGGTCGGCCTTCGAGAAGAAGTACATCGAGCCGGCGATGGCGAAGCTTGCCACCGAGATCGACTCGCGCTGCGCCCTGTACGCCTACCAGCACGCGGCGGGCGTGGTGGGGTCGCTGGGCACCAATCCGACCTCGCTGGACGGCACCACGGGGGCGGCTAAGCAGTACATGGACGAACTCGCGGCGCCTGACGAGGACCGGATCATGCTGATCCCGTCCAAGGCGATGCGGGCGCTCAAGGCGGCGAACGTCGCGCTGTTCAACCCGGCGGCCGAGATTTCGCGGGAGTTCAAGGAAGGCTCCATCGGCCGGGCGGACGGGTTCGACCTGTTCCCGGCGCAGAGCCTGTACCAGCACACGGCGGGCACCTGGGCCGGCGCGGTGACGCTGGCGGCGGCGCCGGCCAACGGGGCGACGACCCTGAGTCTCACCTGCACCACGGGTGACACGTTCAAGGCCGGCGACAAGATCAGCATCGCGCTGGTGTACCCGGTCCACCCCGTCACCAAGCGGAGGTTTGGGACGGACCTGAAGACCTTCACCATCACGGCGGACGCCAGGGGCGTGTCCTCGGCGGCGACCGTGAGCATCAGCCCCGCGATCTACTACGAGGGGCCGTTCCAGAACGTGAACGCGCAGCCGGCGGCTGGCGCGGCGCTGACCCTCTGGCCGGGCACGTCCAGCCCGAACGGCGCGGTGGGCATGGTCGGCCTCGCGCTGCCACAGAACGCCTTTGCGCTGGTGGGCCTCAAGTTGGAGGAGTTCACCAACATGGAGGTCTGCAAGACGATGCGCGACCCGGACAGCGGGATCTCGATCCGCTTCATGGCGGACGGGGACGCGCGGTCCAGCAAGCGGATCCGCCGGTTCGACTGCGTGATCGGCTTTGGCGAGCTGTACAACGACACGGCCCTCGTCGTGGCGTGTGGCTAACCCACTCGTGACGCGGGCCGCGCCCCTGTGTGCGGCCCGCCCTGCTAGGAGTATCGCATGGGCATCGATTCAGTTGGAACCCGCAGCACCCCGCAGCGTGGTCCGCAGTATCTGGGCGGGCCAATCACGGAGCGCCTGACCCCGGCCATGGTGACGCTCACGGGCAATGCGACCATGACGGCCGCGCAGCTCGCGAAGAAGCTGATCCCGATTGACTGCCAGAGCGCGACGGCCTGGATGTTGCCGACGGCGGCCGAGATCGCGGCGGCGCTGCCGGGCCTGGAAGTGGGCGACGTGTTCCGCTTCCACGTCATCAACTGTGGAAACGGCGACAGCGCCTGCACGCTGGCCGCGAACACCGGGATCACGAACAAGGTGATCGACAGTGAGGGCGCGATCCTCGCGCAGGCCGGCCACATCAGCGCGGAGTACGCGCTGGTCATGACGGCCAAGGCGAACCCGTCCGACCCGTCCACGTCGGACGCGTTCGACCTGTACCTGCTGTCCACCAGCACCTGCTGGTGCTGGTGGAACTCGGCCCACGCGTTCCAACCGGACGCGGACTACAACATCACGGGGCGGTGGAACTTCGGGAAGGTTCCCACCATCGGGTCTGGGAACACGGTCGTGGGGACCACGGCCGCCCAGATCCTGACCAACAAGACGCTGACGAGCCCGGTGGTCTTTGCGCCGACCGGGACTGCGGCGGTGACGGCGCTCACGGGGGCGAATCACACCATCACGGCGGCGATGAGCGGAACCACGTTCCTGTTCAACGCGGCGACCTCGATCACGGCCACGCTGCCGGCGTCGACGCCGGGGCTTTGGTACAAGTTCGTCGTGCAGACGAAGGCGGGCGGCGGGGCGCTGCATTCCATCGGCTGCAACGCCTCGGACAAGTTCGTGGGCACCAACGCGGCCGGGACCCCGCTGGACGGCGCGGACGGCGTGACGCTGGTGAACACGCAGGCGACGGCGAAGACGAGCGACACCGTGACCCTGATCGCGGTCCCGGACGGCTGGCTCGTCACCAACTGCCAGGGCGTGTGGGTGAAGGGTTCCTAAGTGGAGTTTCCTCGCATCGTCTATTTCGGCGTGCAGACACCTGGTGCGTGGCACTGCAAGCGGGTGGACACGGCCGAGGAGTGCGAGCAGGCACTGACTGAGGGCTGGACGCTGCTGCCGACGTTCACGGCGGCGGATCCAGCCCCGATTTCGGTGCCTGGGCCGGTTTCTGAGCCTGAACCGCCGAAGCGGCGCGGGAGGCCGAGAAAGGCGCAATCGTGACCGCACGAGACGTGATTCAGGCGGCGTTGCGCGAGATCCGGGTGCTGGGGGCGTCCGATACGGCCTCTGGCGACGATGCCACCCATGCCTTGCAGAAGCTGTCACTGCTAATGGAGGGCTGGAAGCTGGAAGGGATCGACGCCTACCGCACGGCGGGGCTGTCCGAGACGCTGAAGCTGCCGGATGGGGCCGTGCCGGCCTTGGTGCTGACACTGGCCGAGGAGTTGGCCCCGTCCTACGGCGTGCGGGTCAGTCCGATGACGGTCAGGAACGCAGGCCGGGCGCGGGCGCGGTATTTCGCGTCCCGGCGGACCACGCCGCCTCTTGAGACGCGGGACCACGGGCTGCCGTATGGCGGGCCGGGACACATTGACATCAGCACGCTGAGTTAGAGCCATGAGGACACGCAATCGACTGTTCGCCGCCGTCCTGGTGGCGCTGTTGCTCGGAGTCGCCCCGGTCTACGGGCAGGCCACTGGCGCCATCACGCAGATTTTGCCCCCGCAGGTGTTCCACGCCGAAGGGGAGTTGATCTACCTCTACGAGATGACCTGGGTGAGTGACGCTTCGGGCAACGTGAGTGGGATCACCATCTCGTTGGACCCCCGCACGGTGAAGCAGATCGAAATCTACCCCGATGGCGGGGCCACCCAGCCCGATGCGCTGTACGACTTCACGCTCGTCAACTCCTTGGGGCTGGATCTGCTCGCGGGGCAGGGGCTGAACCTGTCGAATACCGAGGGCAGGGTGCTGGCCGAGACGGACAAGCTCTTTATCTTCCCCGGCGGGACACTCGCTCCCACGATTGCGAACGCTGGTGCCGCCAACGGGGG